GAATTGCTCGAATGCGATCTGCGAGGTCGAATATCCCCGCGACCTCGCCCCCAAAACTGTCAATTTCCAGCGCGAGACCGCGCACATTCGGATCGCTGGCCGCCGCATCAATCTGTGCTGCGATCCCTTCATAGCTTGTCTGGCCAGAGGACTGGCCGATCCATCCCCCGCGGTGAATCAACACGCCGGAGATCTCGATCACGGCGATGCCGTCCACGACCGGATAGGGCGCGTCGCCATTTTGATGCAGGCGCACAGCGAGGTTTCCGGCGAGGATGCTGGCGCTGGCGGGTAGAAGCACTCCGCCCTCGCTCGCGCCATCCGGCTCCACCATCTCGACCTGTCGCCCGAGAATGCGCGGTCCTAACCCCGACAGAAACGCCATGGCTTTGGACGGCTCAACCAGCAGCGGCGTGTTGAAGGCGCGCGTGGCAATGCGGGCATGGAGCATCAGGGCTGGTCCTCAGAATTGCGCGGAGGGTTTTCCGCGATATCGGTTTCATCTGTCGGGTCGGTGTCTTCGCTGTCATCTGCATCCGAGCCGGGCACCGCTTGTACGCCTTGCGCGGGTGATCCCGGGCGGCGGAAGTCCAGCCCCAGCAACCGCTCGCGTTCGCGCTCTGCCGCGATCTCGCGGTCGACCTGTTCTGCGTCATAGCCACGCTCGGCGATGGCTTGCGTGCGGGATTTAAGACCTGCTTCGATCTGGGCGATCTCGGCATTGGCGTCTTTCAAGGGATCAACCCAATCCCACTTGGTGGGGAGCCAGTTTGCAGCAAGCAACTGCGACCGGTCGACCTCATAGCCGGGCAGAACCAATGCGTCCGACAGCACAGCCGCGTCCATCCAGCGCGCATAGACAGGACGGCACAGTTGAAAGACCATCACCGAATGCTGCCAGGCCGAAACGCGACGCCGAAATTCGATCAGCGCAAGTCTAGAGTTCGAAAAGTTACCTTTCACCATGTCGTTTGTTAGATATGGATAAGGAATGCCCAGCGCCGAAGCGACCTGAAGCAGCGTGCGGTATTGGAATGGCTCATAGGTCGCGCCTGAATCTGCAGGTTGGCCCACAGTCACATCCTCGCCTGGATCTAGCCGCACAACCTGGCCGGGGCTGATCTCGAAGCCGCCCAGCGTGTCGTCATCCTCGGACGGCAGAAGGGGGTTTTCTGGCGCGGGAGATGTGACGAACATCGCGTACATCGCGGCGACCTTTTTGCGGTCGAGCTCGGCATCGTCGTATTGATCGAGCAGAAACAGCTTCACGATGGCAGGTGCCAGCTTTGAGACCCCACGCAATTGACCCGCTTCAACGGGGTCGATGACATGGATGACCTCTGAGGCTGGCACGCGCACCATTTCGCCCGCCAGTCCAGGGTCGGTGCTGTCGCCGGGGTGCCGCCGGAGGAAGTGATAGGCCACACGGCGTCCGACCCGGTCAAACTCGATCCCCTGACGGATGGCATTCCCATTACCGGCCATTCCCGTTTGGTGCAGCGGCAACATTTCGGCGGGCAACATCTGTAGCTGCAAGGGAACAGATAATCCGTCGCTGCTGCGCCGTGGCCTGATCCGAAAGAAGACCTCACCGGCCAGAAACACCTCACGCGCCGCGCGCCGCTGCAGCCCATAAAAATCCGTCAGCCCTTCGCTGTCAGCTTCATCTGTCCAGGCCAGCCAAAGGCGCTGCAGCTCTTCCTTGCGCGCGGCGTCCGCAATTTGCGAGATTGGTTTGATCCCGTCGCCCACGGTATTGGCAGCCCAGCTCTCAACCGCATTGGCCGCATAGCCATTGTTGCGCACCAACCAGCGAGCGCGCGCAGTGATATCAGATCCAGACGCCGCAATCAGCGCATTCACATGGGCGCGCGTCGCCTGGAACCCGCGCAGACGGCGATGATGCTGGCCTGCATCAAAGCCACCAACAAAAGCCCCGAGACGCTGCCGCCAGTTCATCACAGGTCCTTTACGGCATGGGGGCGAGAGATCCGCCCAGGGCCGCGCTCGGCCTTTGCGATGCGCCGTTCGATGTCGAAGACGGCGGCCGCTAATTCAGCATCGGTGCCATAGGTCAGGGTCTTGCCATCGTAGCTCACAGAGCGCGTGCCGCTGTAGCGTGCGGCCAGCAACGCGCTGTGGTGGGATTTGAGATCATCGAGGGTCATTGGGGATCCATCATTCCATGTATTTGGGCGTGCTTACCCGCCAACCGCGCTTGCGCGGGGCGGCAATCCGCCCGGCTTGAGGCTCGGACAGTGTGTCAGTGTCGGCTTTGGTGGCCGCTGGGATGGTTTCCACCCCGGCCTGTTTCTCGAGTTGCCGCCACATCCGCTCATCGAAGCGGTCGGCGCCAAGGATCCAGGCGGCGGCGCGTGCATAGACACGGGTATCCAACGCCTCGTTGCGTTCGCGCATCTTTTGCCATTCCTGACGCGCGTAGCCGCGCTTGTTGCGGATCGTCACCAGTTGCTCTGCCACCAGCTGCTTTAGCCATTCGCTGTCTGCCCAGTCTGGCAGGTGGATCGTGCCCGCTGGATTTGAGACGCCACTGGCGCGTTCTTCATCATTGGGCCGCTCCAGACGCAGATATCGATAGGTCTCCGCCTTGAAAGTGGCGGTGGCCACTGTCCAAAGCCGCGCGCCACGCTTGAGCTTGCGGCCATTAACAGTGGCATCAACGAAGGTCGGGCCTGACACCGGCGTAGCCCGATTGAACCCTTCGAGTCCCTTCACGGGTGCGACCTGCGCGATCCCCTGCTTGCGAGACCAAGCATAAACGGCCGCCGTCTCATACCCTGTGTCGATGGCCAACTTCGCCAAGGGCATGACAGCGCCATGCTCATGCACCCATGTCTGGCCAAGGAGCGCCGTCAGCTGATCCCAGCAGGCCGGATCATCCGGTCCGCCCGGAATGACGATGTGATCCACCAGCCAGCTTTCCAGCCCACGGCCCCAGGCCCAGACATCCACTTCGATGCGGTCCTTCTGCACGTCCGCTCCAGCGGTCAGGAACAGGCCGCGTGCAGGGATCTGCGCTGCAAAGATCTCACGGCGATCCGCCAGCCGTTGCCATTCCGGGGCCTCCCCACTCTCAATCCAGGTTTCGCCCAGCAGCGTGTTGCGTGCGGCGCGCAGCATCTCATCGGAGCCCTGCGCTGCCAGCCACTCCCGTGCGACCTGCTCCCAGCTTTTCCAGCCGATCGGCGAATAGAGCGCTGAGATGTGGAAGCCGATCGCGTTCGGATCGGTACTGACAGCGGTTGCGCGCCATTCGCCCTGTGCCAGCATTTCTGTTTTGTGGTGCTCCGCGATGGGTTTCTCACACCCAGCGCAGTGGTAGGCTGCGGTGTCAGGCTGCCCCTTGTCCCAGCGCAACCGTTCAAACTGCAGCCATTGCATGTGGCAGCAATGCGGGCACGGGACAAAATACCGCCGCTGATCACTCGCCTCAAACTCACGCTCGATCCGGCTCAGCCCCCGGATCGTGGGCGTCGAGACCATGAACACCTTTCGCCTGTGCGCGAACGTCGTGGTGCGCGCTTCCGCCAGACTGACCGGATCGCCTTCCTCGTCGGCCGAGGCTGGATAGGCGTCGACCTCGTCGAGGAACACATAGCGTGCGGGCATCGAGCGAAGGCCCGTCGCCGAATTCGCCCCGGTCAGCACCAGAATTCCGCCCGGGAACTCCTTGGACAGCATCGAATTGCCCGCATCGCGCGAGCGGGCTGGACTGACGCGCTCCTTTAGCGCCGGGCTTTCTTCAATCAGCGGATCGATCCGCCCGCGTGAGGTCCGCTTCGCCATCTCTACCGTGGGCAGCACCGCCAGCATCGGCCCGGGCGCGTGGTGGATGACAAAGCCGATCCAGTTATTGCCCGCCTCTGTCGCACCGACCTGCGCGGCTTTCATGAAGCTGATCCGTTGCGCGGGGTGGCCGGGCGACAGCGCATCCATAATCGCGCGCAGGTAGGGCGTCCGGGCTGTCCGGTATTGCCCCGGCTCAGCGGCGGCCCGCGACGACAGCTTGCGGTGTTTATCGGCCCATTCCGACACCGTCAGATCCGGGTCTGGCCGCAATCCGCGCCGCCAGGTCCGCAGGATGTCTTCTGCCCCCTCGAAGGCGAGGTCGAGGCCCTCGGTCAGGTCGCCGTCGTTCAGGCTGTGATCATGATCACCCTCATTCAAGCGAGACCCTGAGGTCTGCCAGGGCGTCAAGCTGCTCTCGGACATGGGTTTCCAGCACCCTTTGCAGGATCGCAGTTTCGATCGTCACGGGGGTGCCCGAGGCCTTCTCCATCTCTGCGGATAATTGCGCCGCCATCAGGGCGGCCACGCGGGTGGGCCAGGTGACCCATGTGTCGCGCTCCTGGCGTGCGAGACGAAACACCAGCGTTTCTGCCCGTGCGCGGTCGACCAACACGCCTTTCTTCTTTTGGATCGATAGCTGGCGCTCTTGGGCCTGGTATACCGTCAGCGCCGTGCGCGCCTTCAGATACGACGTACTATCGCCTGGGCCTGATATAGCACCATCGCCAGCGTTTGACACGCCCCGCGAGCGCATTTGCTGATCTGGATCGGTCATCACTCCGCGGCGCGCATCCGAGGCGGTAGCGTTGATCGACCCATCCGGCAACAGCACCAACCGTCCGTTCTTGCGCGCCTTTTGCACGGCCCCGCGCGAAAGGCCGGAATGGGCGGCATAGGCGCGTTCAGACAGTCCTTCCATGGCGCTGTGAATATCCCCAACATATTGGAACTAAATGATAATAACGATCTTATTCAGTTGATTACACT